CTGGTCTCGGTATGGAAGTTATGCACGAGAGAAACGCACACAATTTCCCTCTGGATCTTGCTGCTGCTGAATCTACTCCTGTTGCACTTACCGCTCCTTCTATCGGATGATACATGGAACCTGGTAGTCACATCCCCGTCAGAGAATATCTGGCGGGGTTTTTTATAGGTATTTCAACTCTAGCAATACCACTACTATGTGTAGTATTATTGTAAAACTTCACAAAAAAACACAAGGAGTTAAATAAAAATGGTAGCATCAACATTACAACAACCAAGGAGGGGATGGTTTGACATCTTGGACGACTGGCTTAAACGAGATCGCTTTGTCTTTGTGGGTTGGTCTGGATTATTACTTTTTCCCACTGCTTATCTGGCAATTGGTGGCTGGCTTACTGGCACTACCTTTGTTACGTCATGGTACACCCACGGGTTGGCGTCTTCCTACCTTGAAGGTGCTAATTTTCTCACAGCAGCTGTGTCAACGCCTGCTGATGCTATGGGTCATTCTCTTCTTTTACTTTGGGGTCCTGAGGCTCAGGGAGATTTCGTCCGCTGGTGCCAACTTGGAGGGCTTTGGGCCTTTGTTGCTCTCCACGGTGCATTTGCCCTTATAGGTTTCATGCTTCGCCAGTTTGAACTGGCACGTCTTATCGGTATCCGTCCCTACAATGCGATTGCTTTTTCAGGTCCTATTGCCGTATTTGTTAGTGTATTTCTCATCTACCCTCTCGGACAATCGAGTTGGTTCTTTGCGCCGAGCTTTGGTGTCGCGGCATTCATGGAGTCACTGTAGAAAACACACTGTATCAAGATGGTGAACAAGCAAACACATTCAAAGCATTCGATTCGACCCAAGAAGAAGAAACGTACTCAATGGTCACGGCTAATCGTTTCTGGTCACAAATCTTTGGCATCGCTTTCTCTAATAAGCGTTGGCTTCACTTCTTTATGCTTTTTGTTCCTGTCATGGGTCTTTGGACCAGTAGCATTGGTATCATCGGTCTTGCTCTCAATCTTCGTGCTTATGATTTTGTCTCTCAAGAGATAAGAGCAGCAGAAGATCCTGAGTTTGAAACCTTTTACACCAAGAACATTCTCTTGAATGAAGGTCTTCGTGCATGGATGGCACCAGTAGATCAACCTCACGAACAGTTTGTATTCCCAGAAGAAGTTCTTCCACGAGGTAATGCACTGTGAACGGATATCTTGTATTGGTTTACTTCGTTTGCTTCGCCTTGATTGCTGGCGCAGCATTTGCTATGATGTGGGGGAACATACAATCTATCAATAAGATTATGAATGAACCACCACCAAAACCAAAACATCCCGAAGAACCTGAACCAGGAACTGAGGTGATGTACGTTGACGTATCGAAGTTAAACAGCAAGGAGTTCCAAAATAAAAAAGATTGGTTGGAAACCCTTTACAAACAAGATGATATCTGATATACTAGAGGTCGAAAGACCTCTTTTTTCATGAAAATTTTTCTAGACACAGCAGATACAGAACTGATTCGCAAGTATAATGATACCGGATTGATTGATGGTATCACCACCAACCCTACTCTGATCATGAAGAGTGGTCGGCAACCTGATGATGTATATCAGGAAATTAAGGACATGGGTATCAATGACATCAGCATGGAAGTTGTTGGAAATGCCGATGAAATGATTGCGGAAGGTCGTCGTTTGTTTGAAACTTTTGGATTCCCATGCACTGTCAAGGTTCCTATGACTCGTGATGGTTTGGAAGCATGTAGGCAACTGTCTTACAACAACATCCGTGTGAATGTTACTCTTATCTTCTCCGCAGCACAGGCGATCCTGGCAGCACGAGCAGGTGCATATTACGTTTCACCCTTCGTAGGACGCTTGGACGATCAGTCTGTGGCAGGCCTGGAGGTAGTACGTTCAATTGCTGAACTGTATCGTATCCAGGGTGCTCCTACTCAGGTTCTTTCTGCTTCTATCCGTAGCGTGCAGCGTGCTGTTCGATCCTGGTATAATGGTGCAAGTGTGGTTACCATGCCACCCAAGATCTTTGATCAGATGTATGACCACATTCTGACTGACAAGGGTCTTGAAATTTTCGATAAGGATTGGGCATCAGTTCAGAAATGACCTATTTCACACAAACCAGTGACGGTCTCTATGATCGTCATCACTACAAAGTCATTGCCAAAGATGGAACGTCAGTTGTAGTTGAGAACTGGGCACAAGCACATGAGATCTGGTGGAACAAGTCACCATTTCTTGATCGTATTGAAGTTCTAGACAAACCACAAGAAAAATCGAAAGGATTCAAATGATTGGAAAACTTGATGTTGAAGAGGATGTTATGGATGATTCTCTAATTGCAAAACGAAAAGCGACTGCGGTGATGAAAACCGTTCATGATCAACTCTCGGATGCTATTGCAAATTTGGGTTGGGATTGTTATGATAATGTTGCCGTAGAAATTGGTGGTACTTCAGTCTATGAGATTGATGGTGCTGGAACTAAATGGGCTCCAAAAAAAGGTACGGTTAAATATAACAAAGATGCGTTCATCGTGATCAAGAATCTTGATCGCAACCCGACTGTTCCATCCCAACCCAATCCAGAACTCAAAGCACACCACCAAGAAAAATGATGTTTACCATTTACTCGATGGAAGGTTGCCAATACTGTGCAAAAATTATACAGGTACTGCAACTTACCGAGCAAAAATATGTTGAGTATAAACTCAACAGGGATTTTACTGCGGAAGAATTCTACGATGAATTCCCTGAAGGAACATCATTCCCACAAGTCTTAGTGGATTACAAAAAAATAGGAGGATGCAGTGATACCATCAGATACCTCAAAGAGCAGAACATCCTCTGAACTGCCAATAAATAGAGGTGTAGAACTACTATTGGGAGGGAGACCAAAACCTCAGAAGGCCAAACCTTTTGAAGTTAGGTTTGGAAAAATGATCTCCTTCCTGAATAGAGAGATGCATTTTCACTTTGAGGTTTCATTTTATATTCAGAAAAAAGAAACCGGAGATGAAAAATGACTGCTGCAACAATAACTATTTTCTCTTTAATAACTTTCCAGTTCTTACTCATCGGTAGTATAATTGGGTATATTGTTAACGAGCAGTTACAGAGGCAAGTAACGCCTTATCTACATCCTGAGATGTTAGATGAATATGGTAATGTATTACCAGATGAAATTTTAGCTGTACGATTTGAAAATGACTACGAAACCGAAGACCACGAAGAAGAAGACCACCACGGTTAAATCTACCTTAGAACTTCCACCTAATCCTTTTATCTTTGAAATCTTGGCACTTGTCAATAAGCAAAGAACTAAGGCAAAGAAGGTGGAAGTTCTTAGAAAGTATGAGCACGACTCTCTCAAGGCAATCTTTATTTGGAACTTTGATGAAAGTGTGATTTCTTTACTTCCCCCTGGTGAAGTTCCTTACTCTAGTATGAAGGACGAACAAATCACCACCGGAACCTTGAGCACAAAGATTGCTCAGATGGTTGGTACAATGGAATACTTTGATACTAACTCTCTTGGCACTGCTGCTGATTTGAAAAAAGGTAAGACCACTATCCGAAAGGAATGGACTAAGTTCTATAACTTTATCAAAGGTGGTAATGATCAATTGAAATCTCTCCGTAGAGAAACAATGTTCATTAATATCTTGGAAGGATTGCATCCTCTTGATGCAGAAATTCTTTGTCTTGTGAAAGATAAAGAGTTGGACACCAAGTATAAAATTACAAAAGAAATTGTAGCAGAAGCATATCCAGATGTTCAGTGGGGAGGTCGCAGTTGACTAAGATTAACATCCTACATCAGGATTGTGATCCGACGCTTGGAGAAGATAAATCTCTACCACAAACTGCGTATATGGTAGAGTATCTTGTAGATGGATTGACTAAATTTGATTTGGTTATTGCTGCAAAGAAAGTAGATATCTTCGATCATTATTATGATAACTATCGTAAGGATCTGTTGAACATCACTCAAAGTTCTGGGACTGCTAATCCTAAAACATGGGGTGGATCATCACAAGGAAAGAAGAAAAAATGAATGATGATAATAATCTAAACGTAAATCTCAATCTTGATGAAATTAAAAATCTCAAGAAAGAGTATAAAAAATTAAAGAAATACATGAAGTCAAATCTATATCAGATCAAGACTATGGATGGTACAGAAAAGAAAATTTCTAATCTCTTAAAAAATAATGAAACTGTATCACAAGATACATAACTACTTGACTATATATTCTATAGGGGTTATAATAAACCCATCGTTCATCTCACTTCGGTGAGACGCA